GTCGATGGCTTTGGTCGCTTGGAAGTTGAGCTGACGAATATACGCTTGTACTTCGTCGACTGCGCGCTGGTACGGGCCTACTTTGCCTTGATGTTCTGGTCCAGTGGGAAATTTAACAGCCATATTAACCTGCCAGGTTCTGGCCGACCGGTGAAGGTCTAGCCGTATTTGGGGTTACCGGTTGACGGGTTGGTCTTCCGCCAGGTCCACCGCCGGGCACTCCTCCGGGGCCAATGCCCGGGCCACCACCCATCAAAGAATCAACCATGCTCTGTTCACCAGGCATACCTTGCGCGGCTTCTTGCTCTTGCATCTGTTCTTCACGCTGGAGCAGATCGAGCAATCCCTCTTCCCGGGCCGCTTCCTTGGCCAAGATCCTTCGGATCATCGGGTCTTCGCGGATCGCATCGACCAACAAGCGGTGCCGCTCGCCGGTGGCATCTTCGAGCCTGGCGTCTGCGCTCCAGTACGTTTCCTTAGATTTAACACCGGCTTGGACTTCGCGTAGACCCAGTTCTCTTGCCTGGAATTGTAGCACCGGGTCGATCAATTCAAAAGCGACCTTGACTTGGTAGTCTTTCTCGATATCTGTGGGACTGATCTCGTGGCCTTCGACCATCAAAGACAGTTTCATGGTGTCGATCAGCCGTAATATGTGCTGGCCAGACCGGGACGCTAAGTGTTCTAGTTGTTTAGCGGCAGTCGCAAACTTACGAGATGCAGCAGTTGAAAGTATCGCTTGTTGTCCCACGGTGGAGACGCCCTGCTCCCGCACGCCTGCGAGCGACCTAGCGTAAGTACCAAGTTCCAGGTCTTTATCAATCCACGCCTCTGATTCAAATACGTAGCGTGGTAATTGCTGGACTTCCATCCAGCCGACCTCGCCGCGGCTAGAGACTTCTAATATATCCCCACGGGCGCGTTGTTCTTGGAGTTCCGCGGCATCCCCAGTCGTGACCATGGGGTTAAAGGCCGCTTCGATCACCGCGTTATGTCTAGCGGCTGATTCCTGGGCTTGCGCCTTCAGTGTATCTCTGGCGTGGTCCAAGATCCCGACCGCCAGGAACGACGGATTGAACTCTTCTTGTTCGGTGGGTTCTTGGCCATAACCGGCAAATGCATGTGCGTAAGGGATAAACCCCCAGGAGTTACGTTCTACGAACAGCATATCTCCGGCCGTGGTAGCCATGGCGTGCCATTGTTCGCTCCAATACTCGTCGCACTGCACCATCTTGTAGGGATTCTCATCGTAATCGTAGACATCTACCTCGACGCTACGGCCTCGGGTGCGTTGATCGGCGCGTGTTTTCGTCAGTAGATACAGGTCATAAGCCGTCCGGTAGTCATGGCGCACCCCCACACGCGGGTCTTTCCGTAGGGGATCCAGAAGGACGCGCGCCGGGTGGTGCGCCACTGTGCGGAAAGGCATCATAGTTTTCCGTTGATGCTCCCAAACCCTGATACGCATGTCGAAGTCGTCGGTAGATTCACCACGCAGCTTCCTTGGTTTGTTGCGCCTGCGCGCGAGGCAGTCGCCATCGACGCTGGTTTCAACAACAGCATAGCCGTATAAGAGCAGGTGCTTACCAACTTGCTTCCAGGTCAGGGTAGTTTCCAGCGAGGAAGCCTCGTTCAGGATTGCTCTAAGTGCTGGCTCCACCCTGTCGGCACGCCGTTTGTGTTCTTCCCCGTCACCCGCAGGCAACCTGTGGACGGACGGATCGTGGGCAAGTTGATGATCTACGGCATGGTCTACAGTAGAACGCGCCCGCATCGGCTTATACCAGTCCGGACGGTCCATATTCTCCGGCCACAAGGCAAACGTCCGGTTGTAGTACCGGTCAACGTCAGCCCATTTAGCCCGGGCGTCCGACCATAGGTCATAAAGGTGCTTCCGGTGGGTCCGGATCGAGTCAACTGTTGGTTTTGGTTCTTGTTCTGGCAAAACTACCACCGACTTCTAGAGAGTGAACTTCGTCTCATTATATTACCCCAAGAGTCATCCATCCCTTTGGTGGGGGCGCGACCCATGGGTTTGGCGTAACGACGCATCTGCCACGCGATTCCGACAGCCATCGGGTAGTCGTCATGTGCGCCGCGTGCGCCTTCGATCCGGCCATCTTTCTCTGGGTTGCGTATGACCGAATAGAACTGGGCTAACCCGTCCTCCGACGGGATCGTGATAAGCCTGGCATTGACCGCTTCTATGAGCTCGCCCCAAAGCAACCAACGATTACGTTCGTCGGTGTGCCAACCAGGCTTCTCGCTCTCGCGGTAGAACAATGTCGGGTAACGTGCTGCTTGTGCTGATGCAACCGTCAGCACTCCGGCATCATTATCTTCAATAGACCATATCGGGTTGTGGTACCTAGCCAAGAGCGTCATGCTGGCTATTGCCAACTGATCTGGTGGGATCAAGTTGCTCTGGATGTCTGCAACCACATACCCGGTTCCTGCATCTAGTATCACCGTGATTGCGTAGTCCTGGCCGGTACCACGGGCAGTGTCACTCGCCGCTGCATAGCGTTTCCCAGGGTGGAAATCCTGGTAGATGTTGGCGGTGACCGTCCCGACTGGTAGGTGGATCACTGGTTCGCGGACATCTTGTTGCATCAGCTTCAAGATATCGTGGTCGAACGCTGCGATAGTACGGGGTGGTGCTAGTGCTTCTTCGTCGTTTGCCGGGTATTCCTTTTCAAATAGGCTCTTATCGGCGTACTCTAACCGGCGCGCCTCGTACCAGGCGTTATCCCGGTCCGGCCGTACGTTCCACCCATAAAACACCCGCGTGAACCCGTTATTGGGTGATTCCTTGTACGTGGACTTAAAAAGGGTGTTCATCCGCATCGCATTAGACGTAGAGACAAGCACCAACTGACCGCCGACGTCATCAATGGTCGGTTTCACGGCGGCATAGTTAGAGTCTAGATGTTCGTGGAAGTCGGCTTCGTCCATGATCACGAGCGAAGCGGTGGAGGAGCGGCCCGCCTTCTCAGTAGAAGGCAGTGCGCTGATACTAGACCCAGTATCTGGGAAGTAGAGTTCCTGGCGGGAGTCAATCCCCAACGTAGGCCGCATGTCCGGTTCTAGGTTCTCGTAGACGAACCGGCACTTAGCGAGTAGTTTCTTTGCTTCATCTTCTCCCTGTGATAGCAGTAAGACCACCGCCCCGTGCTTGTACATCGCCATCCACAGTCCGTACGCTGCCAGCATCCAAGACGCTCCGGTCTGCCGGGACTTCAACCAGACCAACAGCTTCTTGTCTTCTAATATGCGGCAGACCTCAGAGAGGTGCGGCCACCGCTCAAACGCGATAGTCCCCCGACCCGGTTGTGGTTCGAGGATCTTAACGAAATCTAAGAAGTGCCAGAAGTCGCGTTTGGCCAGCTCGGCCTGCGCGTGAGCGCCCGCGCCGAGTATCAGCGTCCTTTGTTCTTCTGTCAGGCCCGCAATCGGATCAAGTATCGTCAACGTATACCTTTCTCCCACCGGACTTTGATAGCAGCGGTTTGAGAAGCTTTCCGGTACCGGTTGTTACGAACCCAGTCGTCCCCAGTCGAAATCCGACCTACTTCCCAATTCGCAGCCTTGTAGATTGTACCATGATGCACTTCGGTATCTTGGTAACTGATCAGCCGGGTGATCAACGGGTAGTGTTCCTTAATATAACGTTCCATGTTGCCTAAACACCACGACGCCGTGTTTCTCGGTGCGTCCGGTGCGATCGCAAACCGCCGTAACTCCAACCACTCGTGTTGTGGTAACGCCCGGGCGACCGGATGAGACCACATAGCACTAGCGTAATACAAACCATCGTATTCGAAACCAAAGGACAAAGACGGCATGTTCCCCATATGAGGCAGCCGACTATGCCATAACCGGTTCAGTTGCTTAGCCGTGGTCTGAGGAATAATAAGAGGGGAGAGCTGACGGGGCGACTGAGGAGGCGACCCATCTTCTTCGGGACGGAAAAAGAGAGGGCTTACCGCCCGCGTCAGCTCTCGTTCTGAGTATACTACCACTTTCCCTGCATCAGCATGTGCGTCACATGGTACATAACCGTCATCAGTGCGCACGTATCACAGTGGTCTGCCCCAGTGACTGCTATCCGGTGCGGAGAGTCCGGAGCAATGTAGATCTTGAACTGACCTCTGTGGTGCTCAAAGTCTAAGTCCATAACCTCACACGGCCGATACTTAGGACCTCGGTCTGTGTACTCCACTATCGCCGACCAGCA